CTTTCATAGTATATCTTCTATTATCTATGATTTCTGGATTTACATCATCAGTTGTAAAAACATAAGGACTGAGTTTTAAATTATAGATACCCATTGCATCTTCTGGAGTTTCAGGAGCTTTAGGTGTTAAACTTGGTACACCAACTTCTGTTTTAAATTCTCCTTTACGTGTAATATATACCTTATCAATTCTTGGCATATAATGAGTAACCTCAGCAAGAGCTGCATGTCCTGGCTTAGGTGGTTGAGGATGTGATCCTCCTGAACCTGTAAATTGAGTACCAGCATCATCTTTTCTTGGTCTAAAGTCTAAACAATCTCTTAATTGTACTGTTCCTTGTTGACTATCAAATGATGGAATAGTATTATAATCAGCTGGTGGATATGAATCCACAGTGAAGTAATCTCCTGAACCATGAGAATAAAAATCAAACGTTACTGTGATATTACCTGCTGGTGTAGAGAATCCAGGTTTTAAAATTGCTTTACCAATGTCATAGAAATTATCTCTTTGTCCATTGTCTAATGTAAATCTTTCTGTGATATCAACTGATTGAGCATCAGTAACTGAAACAATTCTTATAATATCAGCTTTGCCTAAACTTAATGAGCCACCTGATAAAGCTCCTGTTACTGTTGAGTCATCATTTCTTGTTTTTGTTTTGTGTAAAAGGTTTTTCTGGACATCTGCCATAACCTTTAATGTAGTAGAACCAGGTGTCACTCCACTTACATCGCTGAATGTTAATGAAGTTGAACCATCAGATCCTGATGAAATTGTAGGTGTGACATCAACTACTCCTGTTCCGAGAGAAGCTGTAATCGAAGATGTATTGACAAATGTACCTTGACCAGAAGCAATTGAAATTGTAGAACCTGATGTTTCAAATAATTGTTTTACAACATAAACAGTATCTACAACTGAAGAGTTAGCTGCTGTATATAATGTTTTAACAGCTGAATATGGAAGTTTAAATACTAATCCATTATTACCAGTATCAAATCTGGCATTGTTTGTTGTGCTAAGCATTGTAGCCTGGAAATCTGCGTGATTAGAATCTGCATTATCTTGGAATAGTTTATTTACGTTAGACCAAGTTTGTCCTGAATTCATTTCAATATCAAATAGGTATACATTTAAAATAGAGGCTGTAGAATATTCTATTCCTCTTATTCTTGCTGAACCAATTGCTGTATTTGAATTGTTTCTTAATTCACAGGTTTTAAATCCATTAATATCTGGCATACCTCTAACAGTAGAAGCTGTTACCTGAACGTAATTACCAATTGGTAAAGAAGTTAATTGTTCGTTTTCATTTACGAATGTTCTTGGTTTATCTACTGCAACATATTTTGTTGCTAAGTTTTCTAATCTATATCCTTGCACGTACGCGATTGCGGGCTCGACACCGATTGCCAACTTAGTACCTACACCACCATTTCCAGATGTTAGGTAACCACCATTACCAGCTTCATCATCTAAATGTTCTCTAACATCTAATGATAAAGGAGTTACGGTATAGTTACCAGATTCTTCGTGTGTTCTTCTAGCTAATCTTGTTGTTAATTCTGTATTAGCTGTTTTATCTGCTGTTTCTACTTGTACAACACCATTCTTAATTTTCATTAAGATAATATAATTACTATATGTTGTATTTGGAGCTGTTAAAGATTCTTTAATTAGTTCAGTACTAATTTTATATCTATGTGCACCAGGAGCTGCAAAGTTAGGTGTACCTTGCGCATTATCTACTAACGTGTTATCTGTTGAGTTATCAACTAAAGATTCAGTAACATTTAAACCAATAATATAATTTGGTGTGTTAGTATATTTGTCTAATATTAATGATGCTCCTGCTACATAAGCCATAGTACCAGAAATAAAGTATACACCTTCTTCAATACTCACCCTCGATCCCTTTCCGGTCGCTGCCGAAGATGCGAGAGTTGCTGATTTAGTTCCATTACTAATAGTTTCACCATTTGAAAATAGTTTAGTTGTCTGATTAGTACCGGAGTTATTGTATTTTACGTATAGTGTATCAGGATCAGAACCTGTTGCTGCGATTGTTTGTAGAACTTTTGCTGTTACCCCAGATGATCCACCTGTGATTGTTGTTCCATTAAATTCATTTACGCTAGCAGTAGATGTTAGTTTAACAAAATCGTATTCAGTATTAACACTAACTTTACCACCAACGACTCTTGAACCATCATTAAAGCTGTATTGACCATGTCTATCAATTTGGGATTGTAAAGCTGTTTGGAGTTGGGTTAACTCTCTAGCTTGTACAGCAAATCCCGGTCTAAATAATATTCTGTGATAATTTTTACTTTCGTCATAGTCATCATAGTATGGTGCTATGTTATAATTCTTAACTTTAGTGATTGCCATATTTTCTCTCTTCTAAATTTCTTAGAATTCAATAATCAGTTTAATATCTTCAATCTGTGATGATGATCTATTAATTGGTGCTCTGTTTTCTAAGAATAACAATTGACCTGAATTCATTGCCACCTCTGGACCATATCCGTTTGAAGCTTGACCATACCAAGATGTTGCATTTGTTTGGTCTAATGCTGCAGATCCGCCTGATGGATTTGTTCCTGTAATTGTGTCTCCTTGTACAAAGTTACCATATCCTGTTTTAGAATTCTGATAATAATATAATACCTTATTAGTAGTATCTATCTCTGCTAAATAAGCTTTAGCCGATGAACTAGAACCATTAATAACTTGGTCAACTGCAAATCCTGTAAGAGATGCACCTGATGCTAATTTTAATGATCTTCTAACTCTAGCTGTTGTTGATGTAAGTGTAGCGTTACTTCCAAAAGCTTTTGGTTCTTTAATTAAAGTAATTTGTCTAAAATCGTTTCCTACTGTTAAGTCACCTGTTTCTGAACCAGATAGTTGTGTGTTAACAGCTACAAAGAAAGCTCCAAGTTCTTTTACTGGATCTGTTCCGTGTCCGCCTGGAGGAGCAATAACTGCTCTTGCTGTTGCACCGTTTCCGTCTCCAGATATAACTACATCTGCGACTGTATAACCATCTCCTTTATTTGCTTCAGAAGAAATAGTTAATCCTGTAACCTGTCCTCCAGATACTGTAACTGTAGCTTGGCAACCAGAACCATCACCAGTGATAGATGCTGTTGCTGATGTATAGCCTGACCCACCAGCTGTAACTTCAAATCTTTCAATACCAGCTACTGCTGTTAAAGATGTATTTCCTGAATTCATTTGAGCTGTTTGGTTAGCGTAGTTAACATCTGTATCTGCTAATCTTCCAAATGTAAGTGTAACTCCATCGGCTATTGTTGCATTTGCAGATAATGTTAATGAGTTTCCACTGATAGCTGCTACTGTTATTTCTGTACTAATACCAGATCCTGCAACTAATTGACCAACTTTAATAAATTCATTGTTCTCCCCAGCATCTAATGTTACAGAGGTTGAGTTACTAACTGCTCCATTTACTGTAGCTGTGACTGGAATGAACTGAGATGAAACAGGCATATAAGATGTGGTAAGGAATTTTTCTGCATCAGTCACTGTGACTGTGTACATATATTTCCAAATATATCCATCACCTTCCGCTGTTGGGTCAGTGTTAATGTGTACGGGTTCTGAAGTTGAATTAGTACCTGGTGAGTATATACACTTATAAACTTTAAACTCAGATGTGATTATATAAAACTTTTTGTCGTATATTGCAGAATCGTCTGAGTCCCAAGCATGATATGTCTGATCTGCAGACCATGTGTATCTTGGCACAATGTGTGCTACATCACTTGATGCTATTTTTTTCATACCAATCATATTTTGGTATGCTTCGTGAAGATCGTCTAAACGATCCTGTGGGGTAAAAGGGGTTGCTGCATCCGTTAAGTCTGACGTGTTTGTTGACCAAACATCTGATTTACCTATACCCACATAAACTGAGGATCCGGCAATATCTTCCTTAAAGTTTTCTGCATTAACCACTCTAAAAGGTGTTGTTACTATTGCTGCCATTTTTTATTCCTGATTAATAATTGTTTTCACGTTATATCTATTTATATCATTTTCATAACTAGTTCCTATAGTTTTGTCTCCAAAAAAGCTAATAGGATAGTTATCCCTAAATTTCTTAATAGTATAATAATTGTCTTGTTTTGTATTAAAATAATTATTATCTACTAAAGTTCTAAATCCGTTAGAAGAAGGATCTATATTTGCTACATGATTTAGCATAATAATAGCGATCTCTTTAACTTCTTTTGCTCTGATCTCTCCGGATGTAGCAGAGCCAATCCTAATTTTAGGATCTAATACATATCCATTACCAAATACGTCCATTTGGACTCCAGTAATTTTTCCGGATGTATTATTAATATCACCATCTAATATAACTCTTCCTGCTGCTGTTACATTAGTAGCTAATGGATTACCATCAGCATCTTGTGATGTTGGGTCATCGAATACAAGAGTTGGTTTAACACTATATTCTTTATCAGCTAAATTACTTAAGAATATAGTCTTAACTTTTCCTGCATCTGAGTTTGCTGCTGCTTGACAAGATGCTGTAGTATAATTAGATCCGGCGTTTGTAACTGTAACCGTTTCTACAATACCATTAGAATCAATTGTACAAGTTGCTGTTGCATTTGAACCATTATCTCCGGTGATAGTTAGAGTTGGTGCACTAGGATATCCAAACCCACCATCTACTATATTTATACCACCTATGGTTCCGTTACTGTTAAGATTTACTGAAAATCTTGCTGATCTATCTATTTTTGCTACAATGTTTGGTAAGAATGTACTTGCAAACATTTCAACCAATAATGGTAAATCTTCTGCTCCAATAACACCAGGTTGTTCTCCTGGCATAGATGATAAAGTTTTTCTATTTGTTCTTGGATAAACATTTAGTATTCTATATTGTTGTCCTGGACTTCCTGGTACTTGTACTTCACCATCACCCAATACAATACTACTTATTCTATCATCATCTCCTAAAGCCGCACGGGTTAATTGGGTTAGAATTAAAACTTCTCCAAAGAAAATAAATCCAGCTGGATGAATAAGTCTATCAAATGCGTGTTTCCAATCACTTAAGTTTTTACCTGTTTTAATATTATAAGAAAACTTTTGGTAAAAATATGAATCTTGTAATTTAATATTGTCTGATAAAAATCCTTTATGGTCTAGATATCTTCCTAGTCCTGCGTCCCAGTTACCCTCTGAAGGTATTAATGTTTTATCCCAAGGGAATTCTACTTCAGCTTCTTCATTAAATAATAATCTAAAGAATATCTCTATACTATCTGATGAACCTTTTAACTTATATAATTCAACAATATTTTTATATAATGTTCTTTTTTCTACACTACTTAAATTTTTAGGAATCGCAGAAGCTATTTCTTTTTGCATAGCTGAAAGATATACTTCGTCATTGTAATCTATATTCATAGCTTCTTCAATAGCGTTTAGAATATAACTTGGTCCTGGACCAACCCAATATGTAATTGGAGTTGTTAATGTTAGGTTTTGATTAATATAGTTTGCATCTAAGTTATCAATAGTTAAAGTCTTACCTGTACTAACTGCTGTATTCTTTAAACTTCCTGGAAGCTCATTACCATTTGAAATAACTGGTGTACTTAATCCTGTTATCGGTATAATTGTATTACCAAATTTAAGTTGTGTTGCTGCATTTGTTTGAAAGAATTCATTATTATCATTATTTGGATCTGAAACTCTAAATACAGCTTTACCCTTTCCTGCGTATGTTCCTGATGGAGCAACTCTATCTGTAAATGTTTCTGTTGCCACATATATGAACTCATCCATGTTCATAAACTTATAATAATGTTCTAATAAGGTTTTTATATTTGGAGAACCATCTGCATTTTCTGCATTCTCTAATACAGCAGATGGAATAAGAGAATCAATACGTATATCCTCTTTTGTTTTTCTTTTTAGTGACGCTACACTTTCTACATAATTTGGATTGTCAGCATCTGAACCGTATTGTGGCATTATTGTCTAAACCTTGAACTTGTTGTGTAATCAATAGAACCTGAAGAACCAGCAGTTGCAATTAGATCTTCTTCTGCCGTTACTGTTAATCTTGTTCCATCAATACTTAATATCTCATCTCTCTTTGGTGCAATATCTAATGAATTAGGTGTAACCGTAATTCGAATATTGTTTGTTGAGTTTGGAGAAAAATTATTTAGTACGACCTTTCCTAATGAAGGACTAACTGTTCCACAATTATCAATTGTAGTTACCTTAGTATCTCCAACCAACTTATAAGCAAATATTTGTCTATCTGTAGATCCATCAATTGCTTTATCATTAAAGTAATTCTCTACTCCATTACTATCAATCCATACAGATGATTCTATAACACTTTCATTTGCTCCTCCTGGTGTATATAATATTCCGGGATAGGTCAATGTAAAGTTATTTAGTTGATTTGCTAATGGTGTAATGTTTTGGAATAAGAAAGGTCTAACTGTTGAACTAAGAATAGATGGATCTGACTTATCAATATTCCTTGTAACTTCTGAATGTCTAAATAATCCATCAAACCGATTTAGTTGATTTAATGAATAATCATCTAATGTATCTTTAACAACAGCAACTAAGTCGGCTGCAGTTCTATCTGTTAAGTTAGGATTATATTTAAATATAACATCTAATTCTAAATAAGAATAGTTTGGATCAACAATCTCTGGTGTAATACTAACTACGTTTTTACCTTTTAGAATCGATGTAATAATTTCTGTTTTTTCTGCTGCTGTTAATGTCTCTGCAGTATTTGGTCGAATAGAAATAAAGATCTTTCCATAATCTGGAGTTACTTGATCTTCTCCTCCCCAAGTATTAATAGATGCTATATTAGAGAAATTATTTTTTATAATAGCTCTATAATCATCTGTTGTTACCGCTCTATTTTGTGAAGAGAATGTAATCGGTGCATTATATCTTACGGATTCTAATCCCTCTTGAGGTGAACCACCCGCTGCTACAATTTTTGTTGTAATTGTTGCCGTTGTTCCAGATAGTAATGTATCTGTTAAACTAAATTCCCCAACAGCATTAATAGCTTTACCAGCACCATTCGCATCTTCACCATTTGTGTATACGTAATCTATTGTAACAATATTATTATTTGCTGGTTTAGAACCAATAACACCATCACCAAAGTATACTTCATAATAACCATTTGTATTTTCTTGTATGTGATATATCTTACTGCTTGAATCTACATTTAATAATGATTCGAATTTAGTGTAAATATCATATTGACTAGATTCTTCGTTCGCCTGCACACGTACGCGAAGCGTGCTCGTGTCCACGTTCTTATGTGGAATTTGGTGTTTCTGTATTTGGATATCATTATCAACTCTATATTTAATAGAATTATAATTACCTTCTGCTAATTTTACATTTGTAAAAGTATATGTAGCTGCTGCAGAATCTAATACGGTATTTGAAGCCTCAGTAGCTACAAAGTTATATGGTAATCCTGTTACTGTNNTACTGGAACGCCCGAAGCATTTAGAACAATATCAACTTCTGCCTTAGGCGCTTGCTCGGAAGTAGGAACATATCCTAACATCCGAGCTCTCGAGACAGCGTTTCCTCTTATCTGTGCAGAATCAAGGAAGGCTTCATTTAATGACAAATGAGCAGCCATGGCATTGTAATGGGTATTATAAGCTAGAACATCTAATAGAACATTAAGTCCAGCTCCATCGAAATCGTAATCTTGAAAAACCGATTGTTGTTTTAAGTAATTTTTTAGATTTGCTTTTATATCGTCAAAATCTAAATCTGTAATTTTTAAATTTGTAGCCATTTTATCTTAACCTTTTTAATACGATACCAACTTTTTGTGGAACACCAAACGATTTTATAATATAATTAATTGTAATATCCCAAGCATTTTGGTTATAGTCGTTATTTACTTGAATCCCTTTAAGTGTTATTCTTGGCTCATAGAGATCCAATACATCCTTAATAGCTTCTTCTATTTCTAATGCAGTAAACTGATTAGCAGGTTCAAAAAGTAATCCTACTAGATTGGCTCCTTTATCTGGTTGAAAAGGTCTTTCGTGAAAATTAGTTAATACTAAATTTTTAACAGCATTTTTAATAGCTTCATCATCTTTAAAGACTCTAATATCCTTTTTAATTGGATGTTTATATAAAGACAGATCTAAATCTGCCCACGGTTTTTTCCTAGTTACCGTAGAGACCTGTACCGTTGTTGTTGATGATTTATAAGAATAAGCCATATATCTATTTATGCACCTTCTTCTGGTGGATTAACAGTTTGTTCGCTTAAAGTACTTGTTTGCGGTGTACCAATTGTCATACCAGAATAACTTATTTCTATACTGGTTGGTATACCTATTAACTTCATAAAATCACAAAAGTCAAATGTAATCCATTGGGTTAAAGCACCTAATCCAATTGCATCAAAGAATGCCGTTACCTTTTGCATCCACGTTTTAATTAAAAATTGTTGCCAATTTGCTTCGAACTCTTTCAGTTTAGCGTTTATTCTAGCTATCTTAAATTCTAAACTGTCTATATTATCATTAAATTCACCACCAAGTAAAGCTACTATATCAAATCCTGCAATATTAATTTCTTTTAAAGCTTTCATTTTTTCAACATCTGACTTAGCACTATCAAGAGCAGAATCAATTAAAGCTTTTACATCTGGAAATCCAGTTGGTGGTAATACAGGAAAAGCATCTAAATCCAGCGCATCCCATATAGTATCGAACTCACCAATTAGTCCAGTGAATCCACCTGTCATTAAATTATTATATTGTTTAGTGGCTTCGTTTTTTATATAGTCTTGTATTTGTTTTGCTTTTAATTCTTTATTTTCTAAACCATATTCACCATTAAATATTTTATACTCAGATGGAATTAAATCGTACATAGTATCTACATCGATCTCTGCCATTTTTTCTGCAAGATAAGCTCTATCTGTAGCTAACTTTTTTAGATCTAAAGTAATACCAATTCCAGGAACAGGGAAATTAAATTCAATAGAAAAAACCGTATCGATAATTTCTAATATTTTTTGTGGGACATACATTGGAAATTCTTCCAACAATCTTTGTATCATTATCTCCCATTCTTTTTCCGGAATACTTAATCTCTGAAACTTTGGATCGTAAGGACTTAATATCTTTCTTACTTTTTCTAATGTATCTTTTAATTTTTGTCCTTCTTCTCTTATCTCTTCTACTTCAGACAATAACATTTTTTCCATATTGGTTGCTATTGTTCCAAAGAAGTTAGATAAATTTGCCGGTGTTGGTAATAGAACTGCTGGACATTCCAAAGGCGGTACTTCAAACTGTGGCATTGCAGTAGACATTATAATATAGTTGTTTTATTTCCAAGACCAGAAGCAATAACAATACCGCCTCCTGCATCCATTGTTATACTAGAACCAATAGCGTGGGTTATCTTTATCTGACCGTTTGATTTATTAATTTCTGTTTTGTGTCCATGGAACTCATATACTTTTTTATCTTCTGTTCCACCACCATCATCTTTCGATGGTAAACTTCCTATGATGATTGGGTCTTGTACAGTTGGTCCATCAC